TCACCACCAATAAACAAACGGACGATGACTGACCGGAAAAGCAATGCCGTCAGCATCATGACCACGCATTACCTGATTGAGAAGCCTTCTGACTTCACGGCGCTCAGGCCTGGTCATCATCATATTGTGATACCAGGACGGCGATTTATCAAACCATCTGGCACAACTGGCAAAATGTGAACCTACACGACGATAAGACTTAAGGCGGCCACCGGGAAGTCGGTCACGCGCCTTATTTTTTACAGACATAATAAATCCTCTAAGTAACTGAATACCTAGAAGATGTCGTACTGTTCATACCCCATAAAAGTTAACGCCATAATAAAAATCCATACAATCAGTTCAGGTTGTCCCGGAACAGTTCACCGCTCCTCGCGGCGCTGCGGGGCGTCGCCCTGCTCCGGTCAACCTTTCTGACCTGAAGCATCACCATAATATCAGTCTTGTTGCTTTCACTGGTACGGGAACCGAAGAAGCTCCAGCCGGAACTGGCCTTACTGTCTTTCTGTTCAGCAAGGCCACCAAGTAAAATAATATCACCATCTGCAAGGCTGACTTCGGTTGTTACATCACGCTTGATAAGGGTTGGCGAGTTATTGACGCCGGTTTCAGTGGTCACAAAGTTGGAAAGCTGCTGCTGAATCTTGAGATCCATTGTCCGACTTTTGATTGATGGCGTCACGTTAAACAAAACACCGCTGGAACGATATTCAACGGATTGCGTGGTCGTATTGTTATTCACCGTAACACTGCCCAGTACTGGCACATCAGAGCCGACTGAAAAAGATGCTGAGGCATTATTTTTTACCCGCAGTCGTGGCGCACTGACAACAGTAAAACGACTGTCGGTTTTCAGCAGATTGAAAATGGCATCAATGGAGCCGGTTCGAATATTGATAAAATTATCCAGTCCGGCAGCACCAACTGAAATATTGAATTTATCAGACAGAATTTTAGCCGCTAAAAGAATGCCGGAGCCGTCAGACTGCGAGGTCTGAACCTCAAAAACATAACCAGAAACAACCACTTCATCACTCATCGTATCCAGCGAAGTGACCAGTGTTTTCAGGATGGCGATATCCTCTTTCGTACCATAATAAACCAGAATATCACCGGTTCGATTGATGTAGTTGCTTGCCCCTGATGAACCTTTTAGCGAATCGTCAGAAATCACGGCTCCACTGTTATTGAAGGAGCCTGAAACGTAGCCGCCAAGAATATCAGACAGGTAGGCAACAGAACGGTACTGAGGCGTATAAGTCCATGTATAACGTGGCTTAACCGGCTCTTTCGGCGTATAGGGCGCGATAAAATCAACACCCTTTTTCGTCCATATTCGAATGTTCATATTGCCAAGATAACGGGTTACAAATTCCCGTTCATCAATATCAGGTGTTAACCTGAATGTAATCATTCGTTCATCATTAACAAGCTGTGGATCTAGCATATACGGGACTTTAAGCACCTCACTGTAAATAAGAGAAATAGCCTCCGGTAGCTTGACTTTATTTAATTCAAGCTCTGACCCTGCGAAAGCACATGAAGAAAATAGTAGCGTTAATGCGAGTAAAATCTTTTTCATTATTTTTTCCCCGTATAAAGCGTCACACGCTCACCATCAATAANTCCGCTCATCAACATCCCTTTGTAATTAAAACTGGATGCAGGAACGGCACGCAAAACACCGGCACCGTTAACAAGAATCACAAACGCCCTGCCTTCACTGGTCATTCTCCCTGATATACGCCACTCGGTTGAAAGTGGCGGTTCAGCTGGTTCTGAGGGAGTATCTGGTGCTGGAGTAGCAGCGGAAGAACGAAACATGGCCGCATCACGTACATCTGTTGTAGCCAAATCTGGCGAGGGATCGCTTCGGCCAAACGTGCTGAAAAATGAGTAAATCAGCCAGCCTGACCCGATAAACATCAATGGAAAAAGCACAAGAAAGAACCTGACTTTGCCAGAATTCCAGATGCTCTGGCGTTTATCTGTCTGCTTTTCATTACCGTTATTTCCTTCATAGCTTTTGTAAAGTTCAAAAATATCAGGGTTATATTTATTGCGATAACTGGTGACGAGGTTGCTTTTATAGATTTTGTGGCCTGAATATACGTCAATGCAGTAATGATTATTCAGGCCCAACGCTTTCAGCTTGCGCATCCGGTAAGTTGTTTCTATTTTGTCTTTCAGAAAGCGAGCAATATTAGAAAGTGACTGATTTACAATAACCAAATCACAGCTAATACCCGTTTCAGGGTGCGTAAAATGACGATGTTCAGCAATAAANGATTTCTTCTCAGCCGTCATATCCTTATCGCTACCGAAGATTCGCCATGCTTCATCAATAACAATTAAATCACCAAACTGGCAAAAGCTCCCTTCACCACCTTTAAAAGGAAAGAAATCTGCTTTAAGCACATCATCATTATCCACAACAATAATTTCTCCCGTTGCATCAGGATAACGTTCGGTGATTTTATCTTTTTGTAAACCATAAATGTTCGTCACAACTCTCCGGCCGCTGGTAAATGCCGGAATAATGACATTGCAAACGGCTTCATAACTTTTTCCTGAGCCGGGTATGCCAATATATGCAGAAATAGCCATAACTCACCCTATAACAGGAATACGTCGAATAATAAAACGAGTAGCCATTGCGGAGATAATCATACTAATCCCCTGTGGTAATTTACTCAGGTTAATGAAGTACCAGAATCCGTCTGATAAATTGGCAAACAGCGATGAGAGATTGCTTGAATCTGGCAGTAACTCAACAAGGATTTCAACGAAGCCCTGGACTACAAAATACAGCGCAAAGAATACGACGAATTTAATAATCAATGACCGGAATACAAAACCTAACAAAGTATTTAATGCACTAATCAGAATCCCAAACATAGTTGCACTCCTTTAGGCACTCAGAATAATACGGAGCGCAACAAATCCCCATATAATCAGAAATATGGTTTCTACGGCGCTTCTGTTCTNCTCAATTAACGGACAATGGGAGTCAATTCTGTACTGGTGATTAAACACGCTGAATTCAACAACGGGGCAGGATGCTGAACGAGAGCCGATGTTAAATTCGTTTGTAAAAGGCAACAAGTTAATAATTGGCGTTAAAATATCTCTTGCCGTTGGCGTTTCTTCAAGCTCAGGCTCTTTTACACCGGGATCTTCTCCCAAATCTATATTGCCATTATTTCCAGTGTCAGACCCTGAGTTGTTATTAATGGTAATATCAATATTGACGTCAGCCCCTGCACTGTCAGATACAGGTGAAAGCATATCTAATAACGTTGGAGATAGCCTAAGTTNCGACATCGCAGAAGTTACTTCAGCCGGTGAAACCTCTTTAAACGGTAAGNCGTTATAATCGGCATTAACGGCAGCTTCAGACCACAGCTCGTTAATCATGTCGGCAAGAAGTGCTGGCGATACACTAACACTATCAAGATACTCCAGATAATCAATCATGGACTCAATATTTCCGGCCTCCAGTACTTCCGTCATGGCTTTATATTTGGTATTGGTCCAGATAGTAAGCTCACTCTTTTCATCAATATCTTTTGCGGTGTAATCCTCTTTTTCAGGAACGGCGCAAATCGTCGAATATCCACCATTTGACTGATTAGTCGTTTTACAAGGCGTGTTGTGATACTGATATTGCTTGCCTGCTGTTAAATAAGCAACGCTGTAATACATGGGAAGCCCTGCTACATTTTCATACATGGGAATACCTGCGGGAAATGAAGATGCGGCCGGGTTGCTATACAAGTGTGTAATCTCAGGTATTTCATAAAATGAGGAAGGATAAGTAAACTTATAATTCTGTTCAGTAAAGGATACATCTCCATTACTGTTGACAACTTTATTCGTCACAGTGCGTTCAAAATTCGTTAGTGTTTCAGTATAAGTACGCGAGTTATAGTCATTAAGATAATTTCTGGCAATTTCAGTTGGATTATCACCATAGTAATAAATTAGCTCTTTCGAATCCTGATAATAATAAAGCGCATTATCTGGCGTGGAATATCCTGTTTCAACACCTACAACTGGAGAACCCGCATCCACATTATTACGACTAACATGAAGGATTACCGGACTTAATTCCTGTGGTTCAAAATTAACGGTTATCGTCTTACTTTCACCACTTTGACCACTGTACGTTACTTCATATAAATTATCGGAAATCTTTTTACCGTTAGTCATTACCATTACAGAGCCGTCAGATGAACTCAAAGAAGACGGAACAAAAGATGATACAGCAGCAGCAATACCCGCCCACGTTGCAACACCGCTCATTTTGTATGATGAGGCAGCAGGCAAGTATTCGGCAGCATTAGCCGCAGCGCGGCCAACAAAAACACGGGTTGCTGTAAGCTGTGATGCCGTATAAATCGCATCATTGGCAGCAAAGCGACGAACAAGCACCCGGCCAACGACTTTAGGAATAACAGCCCGCGCAGCCACTGCTGCAATTGCTGGTACAAATGAATATGAATATCGGGGAAAGGAAACCCAGAGAAAGGAAAAAATAAAGGAATAAACCGTCAGCCTTTTAGCCCAAGAATAACGACATAAGCTGAGACGATCCCCCATAAAAGGGAACCCAATTTCCATAATTCAATCTCCATAATAACCTCAAGTAAAACGGGCGATATTGCATCGCCCATGAATAATGAATTTATGCGGATTTAACGGTACGCAATACCCAGCGAACGCCAGCGACACCGGCATAAAGTGTTACCAGTGAAGCAGCAACGGCCATAATCGCAACCAGAACTGTACTGAAATCAATGCTGTTCGTCAGCGGCGATAAATCAACACCACTTGATGCCGCTCCTTCTGCAGCGAAAGTCGCGCCAGAAACAGCCATTAATGCAGGTACAGCCAGAAAACTAACGATTTTTTTAAACATAACTCTATCTCCATTACATTTTAAAGGTTCGCATTCAAGCAGTACGAACCATCTTTATTACCTGTCCCACACCTACAGAAAAAAGCCAGAGCAGCAGGACAGAGCCAAAACCTAATGTCCAGTAATTTCCCATTGCAGAATAATCAATTTGATGAAATGGTTCAGAACGTACCATTATTGCCTGACATTCTTTTGCATTGTTCGCATTACATAAATAACCTTCAATACGGTAACCATTTTCAGGAATATGATTATCAAACTGAATATCGAAACCTGATGTATCCATAATCAGCCTTTTATTTCAGTAATGCCGCCATCTGATGAAATGTTATAAGTTACTCCTTCCCTCCCCTCCATTGACCAGACGCGAACATATACAGGTATCTGGACTAACTTACCGATAAAATTATTTGCCTGATTCATTACACCGGCATTAACAAGAGCCTGAGATACACGAATAATAATCTGGTCTTGCTTAGTGCCGCCAAAACCATCAGGAATCTCTAAGCCAACACCAATTTCATTATAGTATCCCTGACCATTGACCTTATTACGCTGGCGAGCACCAAGCATTTTACCTTTTACAAAAAGACCATAATTAGACATATCACTCTCCTTTAATGCCAGTTACTGGCATGTGAAATACGGTTATAATCGAAAATTAAACCTTTCTCATAAACCCATGATGGAATTTTGGCTGGTTTGGCTTCAAGAGTACGAACCAACGGAACAACGTTATTAGAATCCGGTGACTCACAATAAAAGTTAATATCTATTCCGAAAGAAAGTAATTCTTTACGGTGTCGGTAGAATGTAGGTTTCGGTAACATCTCTTTCATGTTCGCGCCCTGCTTCCACAATAAATATGTAGACTGTATTTTTCTTGGGAGATTAATTATTTTTTCATCAGTTAATATAGTATTTTGATTCATTTCTATTCTCCCTACATAGTCAGAGAATAATTTATTGGGCGTCTCAATATTCCAGCTATTACCAAGCGTAAGATTCAAATCAATTAATTCAGTTGTTCTTAATGTTAATNCAATGCGTAATTTATCTTTTGACCAGTCCAGTAAACCAGCTTTAACGAATTCGTCTGCCATCTGGTGCCCTTTTTTGCCAGATGTATGCTCATCATATTTTGAATAAAATTTCAGGCTCCAACGACGGGAGTTTTTCCCTAAGTAAACAGTGCCACCTTTACCACAGGCGCGACCGTGGCGAGTTTTAGCTTTAAATTCTGCGGCATATAACCATGCGCGGACATTTTCTAATGTTGACAATGAATACATGTAATTGATATCGATGCGCGAGATCTTAAATTGCCCTTCCATGACCTGCCGATAGGATGGTAGATCATGAGGAATATGCAGTAATGCCAATATTCTGGCGTAAGCTGTTAACACCAACCCTTGCAAATCGTCGGAACCGATAACAGAGTGNCCTTGCAAAAACTTTGATGGATTACCGTCAATGTAGAGATGTGTTGCCCGACCTTCACCATCAGATCCAACAGACCTTACTTTCATTGTGGACTCATGCGAACCGCGAACGGTCAACCGTTTTACTGTTTCCCACTCCACTGCACCGTCAGCATCGACGCTGACGACACTACCAGCCGGTAACGGTCGGTGTGTGCAAGGCAGGATTCCGGTAAACCAGTCGATCATAAGTAGTCACACCCATCAAAATATGTGTCAATAGTCATTTGTGAGCAGATTGAATGGTCACAATGTAATATGCTCAGATCTGACAGTCAATACATTTGCAATGTTTAAATTGTCAGAAATGAGCATCAAATCTAACTATTGAAAAACCACTGTTAAGATGGAGCCAAGTAGATGGGCAACAATGAGCATGAAGTTATGGCGGACAAACAGAGAGCAGAACGTATCAAAAAGGTAATTCTGGAACACTCGACTTATGAAGAACTGGCCGAGAAGACTGGCATTAGCGTGAGTACGCTGGTCAGGATAGCGTCCGGCAAAACTGAACCTAAATTCAGTGACATCATTCAGATAGCTAAAATTACTGGTGCAGACTTAAACACCTTAGCTTATGGCTATGCTCTTGATGTTAAAGAAGAAGCTACCGAGCGGAAGCTAATCACTTCTGCGGATGGATATACTGATGAAGAAACCACTAACGCACATAATTTCATCGTGTGGAACATCAGGACACTGGAAAAACAAGATATTCTGGCACTCGCAAGGCAGGNTTCTGCCTTAAGTTCATACACTTACAGTACTAAAATGTTTATGAAAAAAGCGGTGTCTGGAGAAGAGTAAAAGGATTANCAGTCTCAGGAATGAGACAAACGTGCAGTATTACCAACACTGCACGTTCTTTATTGTGCGAATTTTGAACAGTAAAAAAGGATCAAAAGGATGAGTAGAACTAACGAAACAAGCGGCGTTGAACTGGTTGTCGTCGGCGTATTTGCTTTCTGTCTGGCAGTTGTTGCCTGGCTAATGAAAACTTTCGATGTTGAATGGCAAACAGCACTGGAAACTGCGCCTGGCCTGATAGTCTGGCTGCTTGTTGTTGGGGCGGGGATCTTTTTCGGGATCAAAATGGAAACAGGTCTTGTTCGCTGGGGTGCTCCACTGGCGATCGCCCTTCTGATTCCGGTATTCAAACCAATTCTTAAGGAAGCTGCCGGAGTACGTGAAATGGGCGGGCTGGTTTTCGATGATATGGTTTCGTGGTACGGAACTGGCTGGGGAATGTCGTTGATGTTTTTCGGAATTCTTATCATCGGATACGGGCTGCTTTATTGGTGGCACACAAGAAATTCATATTATTGATCATTTCCTATAAAAGAGCCGAAATATGTCAATTTCATTCGAATTACAAAAAATAGCAGAAAAATTATCGCCCTTCGAAGATGAAGAAAATGAAGGGCTTGATGAATTAACAGGCGTTATTGAAGATGTATCGAAATCATTTTCTGGTTCATGGCTTGGATACCATTCCTGTGTATATTACAGAGGATTCAATCGCCCTCCTGCCGGTGCTGTTTTCAGTCCTGAATGGGGTTTGATGGATGTAATGAGCATGGGGAGTATTGGTGATTGGGTTACATACCAATATGATTATGTCATTGATTATATTTACAATGAAGCTAACAACATTGATTTGGATGATTATAGTACATCATCCCAAAAAGCAGAGGCTGTATTTGAAACCTGCAAAAGTGATGCTCTATCACTTATATACTCCAATAAAGAAAACATAAAGGAAGATAAGTTTCTCACTGACCTGATTGAAAAAATAGAAAAAACAGTAGTAATTCAGGAAAGCCAATTTTTAAGTTTATGTAGACCTCATGGGAAATTCATGAGTAGAGACATGAATGCTGTTACGAATGGAATAAAAACACCACCTCACATTGCTATNCTATGTGATGTTATGGCAATAAAATCACCTTACACATCATGTAAAGAGCTAAAAAGCGACTTAGTGAAACTCGCTAACCACCTAAAAAACAAGGAAAAAACAGTGGCAATTGAAGAGCGGAGAGGCGTTAATGTTTTTATTGGCCATGGTCGCTCTCATTTGTGGCGAGAGTTAAAAGACTTTGTCCAAGATAAACTTAGATTGCCATATGATGAATTTAATAGAGTGCCAGTGGCAGGAGTGACTAATATAACAAGGCTTGCACAAATGTTAGATCAAGCCTGTATTGCATTCTTGGTGATGACTGCTGAGGATGAAATGATGGATGGGAATAAACAANNCAGAATGAATGTTATTCATGAGGTTGGTTTATTTCAAGGCCGTTTAGGATTTGAAAGAGCGATAGTACTATTAGAAGAAGGTTGTGAGGAATTCACTAATATAAATGGACTTGGGCAAATAAGGTTCCCTAAAGGAAATATTTCTGCTGTTTTCCAAGACATTAGAGAAGTGCTGGAAAGAGAAAACATTATTCAATAATAAGTCTTGGTTCGCACAATGACGTTATGCTAAAGAGGCCGCTGCGGGATTCGATTCTCGCAGCGGCCTTTTCAACATAACGAGTCGTACATTATGCGTACTATGATTGTAGCACCAATATAGTCATGTCACTTTGGTATACTTAAAAGAAAAAACCCGCTTTTAGTTAAATCCATATCAACATAAGCCCAACTGCCGCCGGTACAATCTTCATTGCTTAGATGGTCAGCAACAGTTCCCGCTTGCGCTGGAGCCTCACCCTTTTCGCTCATGTATTCAAAATAAGTATCCAATGCGTTTTGAGCACCGCTAATAGCGTCGTCAATAGTATCGCCAGCAAAGTAACATCCGATCACGTCTGGCACAAAACCGGAAAACGATCCGTCGTCAGCCTGATGTAAATAAATAGGATATCTCAT